CCTACTGAGGTAACTACAGATGGCACAACTGACAAGAAAGAGAGTAATTCTAATTGAAGCTGAGAGCAGCTATGGAACAGATCCAACTCCAGCAGCAACAGATGTTGTTCTTGTAAGAGATCTGTCAATCACACCACAATCGAGTGATGTTGTTAATAGAGATGTTGTCAGACCTTATTTAGGTGCGTCACAGCAGCTACTAGCAAACACCAGAGTTGAGTGTACATTCAGCGTAGAACTTGCTGGATCTGGAACTGCTGGAACAGCACCTAGATATGGAAGTGCGCTTAAAGCCTGTGGTTTTAGCGAGACTGTAGCTTCTGGAACTTCTGTAACTTATGAACCAATCTCGGCTAGTTTTTCTTCTGTTACTATCCACTACAACGTAGATGGTGTAAGACATATCGTTACAGGTTGTAGAGGAACTTTTGTTGTAAATGCTGCTGTAGGTGAAATTCCATCTATAGATTTCACATTTACTGGAATTTATAATGCACCAACAGATACAGCATTACCTTCAGTTACATACGGAAATCAAGCAACACCATTAATTTTTAAGAACGGAAATACATCTAGCTTCCAGTTATTGTCTTATGCTGGTGCTTTGATGAATTTAACAATGGATGTTGGAAACTCATTAGTTTATAGAGAACTTGTTGGCGGTACAAAAGAGGTCTTATTGACAGATAGAGCAGCTAACGGTTCCGTAACTATAGAAGCACCAACCTTGGCACAAAAAGATTATTTTACTGCTGCTTTATCAGATACAACTCTTGGCAACTTAACAGTTACTCATGGTACTACTGCTGGTAATATTGTCAGAGTTACAAGCACAAAAGTTGATATTGGAGATGTGGCTTATGGTGAGGCTGACGGAGTAACTATGCTAGAAATACCTTACACACTTGTACCAAGTTCAGCAAATGACGAGCTAAGTATAGTTTTTACTTAGTAAGTATTGACTACTGAGGTAGAGTAAAGAAGTATATATCTTAATTTATGGCATTTGTTAGAAAAAAGACCAAAGTTTATCCTTGGCCTGTTGAGATTAAAACTCCTAGTGAAACTGAAATTGGTGAGTTTGAAACTACGACTTTTACTGGTAAATTTATACGTCTATCAAGATCAGAACTTGATAGCTTTGAATCAGCCTCAGAATATGAAGCTCTTAAAAAAGTATTAGTAGGTTGGACAGACGTAAACGAGGAGGATGGAACTTCTATAGAGTTTTCAGATAAGGTGTTAAAAGAATTTGCAGAGGATATAGATTTTGTAGCTGGTGTATTAGATGCTTTTAAAAAATTCTATTCAAATGCGCAAGTGGGAAACTAACTGATGCTGCTTTATATTGGGCTTCGGGTGGCAAAAAAGTTATAGATGAAACACTAAAAGACGCTGCTGCATTTGGTGTGAAAATCGAGGAGCAACCAGAGGAGGAGAAAGACTTTGAGGTCTTTGATGAAAATTGGGATATTGTAATGATGTTCCAACGATGTGCTACACAATGGAACACAACCTTTGGAGGTGTAGTAGGATTAAAGTACGAGGTGCTTTTACTTGATGGAGGACTGTTTGACCTCTATCATGTGAATAACCGAAAAGAAATGTTGGAAGGTTTACAACTTATGGAAACAGTTGTGTTGAGAGAATTTAATAAGGAGAAAAAATAGTGGCTAAGAATGTCAATATAGAAACCATACAATTTAAGTTACAAGATTTTGGTAAGTTAAAATCTGTTGAAAAAACTTTTAACAAGTTAAATAAAAGTTTAGGTTTTACTCCAAAACAAATAAATGAGTCTATAAAATCTATTACAGCTTATGATAAAAGATCGCAACGAAGTGTAAATACTTTTAATCAACAAATAGCAGCATTAAAAGAATTGCAAAATAGTGTTGCTATTGGAGGTAAGGCATACAAAGCATTTGGAGCAGAAGCAGATAGATTAAGAGCAAAATTAGAAGCACTTACAGGTACGCAGAAGAAAGCAGGCTTTTTTGGAAAAGCAAGTCTTGGTGCGCAAGCTGCTGGAGGTGCTGCTATAGGTGCTGCTGCTTCAAGATTCTTGCCTGCTGGCGCAGCTACAGGTGCAAGTGTTGGTGCAATAGTTGGAGGCGCACCGGGAGCAGCAGCAGGCGCAGCAATAGGTCTTGGAGTAGACGCTGTTGCTGGCGCAGCTTCTTTTGCTGCGGACTCTGCATCTTACGCAGCAGAAATACAAAAACTACAAATAGCATTAAAAGGTGTTACTAAAACTGGTACTGATTTCAATAGAGGCTTAGATATTATATCTGACACTTCAAAACGATTAAATGTACCAATAGCTGCATCTACCAAACAATTTACAACTCTATCTGCATCTGTTCTTGGTGCTGGTGGAACTATTGATCAAGCTGAGACAGTTTTTGTTGGTGTATCAGAGGCTATAAAAGCTACTGGTGGTAATGCAGAAGACGTACAATCTGCAATTCGAGCTATGTCGCAGATCTTTGGTAAAGGTAAGGTATCTGCGGAAGAACTACAAGGTCAGTTAGGTGAAAGACTAGCTGGTGCGGTTGTTAAATTTGCAGAAGCGAATGGCAGTAGCTTGGCAAAATTACAAAAAGACTTGAGAGATGGAACTGTTGGTTTAGATCAAGTTATAAAGTTTGCTGAAAAATTACAAGTTGATTTCGGAAAAACAGCAGAAGAAGTAGCTAATTCATCTGCTGATGCAGGGCAAAGATTAAAAACAACAATGGATAGATTGAAACTTGCGGTAGGTACTATATTGCAACCTATTGGAGCAGAGTTTCAAAGAGTATTTACAAATATTGTTGGTGCTATTACAGATGCTATAGAAGCATTTAATAAATTTATGGGTATTGGTTTAGGCAATGCAATTGCTAAAACAGAAAAAAATATTGAATCTTTACAAAATAGAATTGCAGCTTCGAACGATACAAGGGTTATAAAAAGATTAAATGCACAATTAAGAGAGGCACAAAGAAGACTAGCTGAATTACAAGGCCAAAACGTAGAAGGAGGAGAAGAAGGTGGAGATGGTGATTTGCCACCATTAGAAGGTAATAAATCGCCACTTAAATCATTTGCTGATAGTGCATTTAAGTTTGCAGAACAAGCTGAAAACGCAGTTGTAGGTGCTTTCAAAGGAATGGAAGATGCAATGGTTAAATTTGTGATGACAGGAAAATTAAACTTCAGTGATCTTGCAAATTCTATTATTGCTGATTTAACAAGGATGCTTGTAAGGGCAGCCATTACTAAACCTTTATTTAGTTTCTTGTTCCCCGGATTAGCTAATGGTGGTGTTGTTGATGGGGGAGAAATTGTAGCAAGTGCTAAAGGTAATGTTTTTGCTAAGAACAAAATTGTTCCATATGCTTATGGAGGCATAGTAAACAAACCAACATTATTCCCAATGGCAAATGGCATGGGGCTTATGGGAGAAGCAGGGCCAGAAGCTATCATGCCATTAAAGCGTGGTAGTAATGGAAAACTTGGAGTGCAAAGTTCTGGGGGAGTTGGTAATATTGTCGTAAATGTAGATGCTTCTGGTAGTTCTGTACAAGGCGATTCTGCACAGTCAGAACAATTTGGTAGAGCTTTAGCTGCTGCAATACAGTCAGAACTTATACAACAACAAAGACCGGGAGGTTTACTAAGTTAATGGCTACTTTTCCAGACATAGAACCCTCATTTAGCGTAAAAAAAGAACAAGCTCCAATAACAAGAGTTGTCAGATTTGCTGACGGATACGAACATAGGCTTGGTTTTGGGTTGCCAAATAATCAAAACCCAAGAAAATACAATTTAAAATGGATTAATATTACCGAGGAAGAATCAGATACTATTGATTATTTTTTACAAGAACGTGCTTTTGATAAGGCAAGTTTTGATTATGCGCCACCAAGAGAAAATTTTACAAAAACTGGAACTTATACACAGAACGCAACAGTCATCACTATTACTATAACTAATCATAGATTGTTTGCTGGGGATTCTATTGTTATAGATTTTACTTCTGGTTCTTCGGCAGATGGAACTTATGTGGTTTCTTCTGTAACTAATGCGAATGTTTTTGTTGTAACTGCTTCTGGTTCTGCAACAACTAACGGTAATGTATCAATTACAAAAACTGGATCTGGGAAGTTTGTTTGCGAACAATGGAATAAAACAATTAATGTCGCTAATCTTGCAGATATTGATGCTACTTTTGTTGAAAAGTTTGAACCATGAGTACTGCGCCTGTATTTAGTGATTTACAAAAAATTAATCCATCATCAATCATAGAGTTATTTACTCTAACTCTTGATTCGGCTTTGCATGGTGCAACGACTGTTTATAGGTTCCACTCAGGTACAAATCTAAACGCAAATGGGAACATTATATGGGCTGGTAATGAATATTTAAAATTTCCTATACAAGCAAGCGGTTTTGCATATAAAAGAGGTCAGTTACCGAGGCCGACAATAAGCATAAGTAATATGGGGACACCAAGTATATCTGCAATTTTATTGACTGTAAATGAGACAACTGCTGGAAATGATTTAGGAGGAGCAAAAGTTGTAAGGATTAGAACACTAGCAAAATTTTTAGATGCTGCAAATTTCTCAGGAGCAACAAATCCATTTGGAACTCCCGATCCAAATGCAGAGTTTCCACAGGAAATATATTATATAGATCGTAAGTCAGCAGAAAACAGAGAAATAGTTAGTTGGGAACTTGCTGCTGTTTTTGATTTAGCTGGTATTCGTGCGCCAAAACGTCAATGCACAAGAGCTTTATTTCCAACAATCGGTACTTTTAATCAATGAATTGGAAATCTAAAGCATTGGCTCATGCAAAAGAAGAAGACCCAAAAGAATCAGTTGGTCTTTTGTTAAATATTCGTGGTAAAGAAAGATATTATCCTTGTCGTAATTTATCTATATCTAATTATCAAGAATTTATTTTAGACCCAGAGGATTATGTTAAAGCAGATAATCTTGGCACGATAATAGCGATTGTACATAGTCATCCCAT